AGCAGCCAAGATCGCGCCACGGTTAGAAAGGCGATGAGAACCCCACGAGGAACCCCGTCAGCAGCTCTGAGAGGCGATAGGAAAGGGCAGGCCATTAAAGCCCTAGGACTATTGCAGGCAGCCATGTTCTGCGGGGCGCGGAGCGCCCCCAAAGCCCTTGAATCCCTTCGCCGCTGCCTCTAGGTCTAGAGGGTGTGGCGTAAGCCACACCAAGAAACTTAGGGATCTTGGTTCCTAGACCTTGATCAACTTTCGCATCTATCTATACAGAGCGTTAGAGACAGAGGCTCTAGCCCCTTAAGTGTTAGGGGTTAGGGATACTGACATTGCTCCTGAATAGCCCTAGCGGCTTTAGTCCTAGCGGCTTTAGTCCTAGCGGCTTTAGTCCTAGCGGCTTTAGTCCTAGCCTCTACCCCTAGATCAACCCCGGGTCCATAGCGTTGTTGTCTTAGACACCGCATTACATGGTCGGGGTCATTCTTGTGAATCGCCACGTTACTCCGTGTTCCGGAAGTCACCGGACCGGCTGAGTGTGCGGGCTGGTATGAGTCAGCCCGATTCACAAATAACTGTGACCACGTTGCGAGTAGGTGATTGCGCTGCCTCAGTGGGCCGGTTCGGATCGACGCGAACGTCTCCCGGCTAACTGGGGTCAGATCCGAAAGCGCATCCTGCGGCGCGATGGATTCCGGTGTACCGCCCTGTCTTCGAGGACGGGTGAGCGGTGTACGGATTACGCGACCGACGTGGATCACATTATTGCTGGTGATGACCATAGCGAGGCCAACCTTCGATCCCTCTGCGGGCCTCATCACCAGAAGAAGTCCTCGGGAGAGGGCAGGGCGGCGCAAGTCGCCCAATGGAGAAAGAACGACAAGAAGTTCCGTAGAAGTGAGGCGCACCCCGGCCTCGCATAAAGGGGGTGCCCATGCGATTGATCCTGACATGGCGTCGATGGGCGCTTATCGACGTTGAAGTCCTGGCGATGAAGCGCATCGACGGGAACGAGGACACGGAGCTGGACGACGCGGACCGCGATCCGCTTCCGTTCGGCTTCGGCGTTGGCGACGACTGATGCCATTCGACACCAAGAGCGCACGCCTTTCGACCGTGGGGGATAACTCCTTCCGGCTGGAGGCTGAGCTGCGCTATGACGGAGGAGATCAGGGCTGGACGATTCCAGCCGGTTTCGAGACAGACTTCGCGACCGTCCCGAGGGTGATCCAGTGGCTTATCCCCACATACGGGAGATACACCTTGGCGGCGATTCTGCACGACTTCTTCTGCGTGGAGCTAGGCAAGGCGTACAGGGAAAGGCGCACGCCGTTCATCACGAGCCGCGACACCGATGGCGTGTTTCGTCGTGTGATGAGGGAGCTGGGCGTGCCCTTCGCACAACGCTGGCTGATTTGGACGGGCGTTCGCTGGGGGGCTTTGGCGAACAGGGCGCGCAGAAAGGGCATTGCCCGAGACTTGCGCCTGATGGTTCCCGTCTCCATCCTCGCGGCGCCAATCGTGGTGCCAGCCACCCTCATTGTGACGGTTGGCCTACTCGCGGCCAGGCTTATCAGCGTGGTCGTTGACTTCTTCACCGACTGACTCCCTGCCGACTACCACGCGGCAGGGCCATTGTGGCGTGGCCTAAAGGTAGGGCACCGGCCTCATAAGCCGGTTTGTGCAGGTTCGAGTCCTGCCGTCACGACTTCACCTTGGGATGGGTGATTACCGCCAGCCTCCGGGCAGGCAGCCATTCCCCCTCGGCCTGATTCGCTACCAGGCCGGGGGGTCTATGCCCCTAGCTCAATTGGCAGAGCAGCCGTCTCCAAAGCGGCCGGTTCGAGGTTCGATTCCTCGGGGGTGTGCGCTCATCACCATGAGAGGAGAGGAAAGATCATGCAGCTTAGCGACTTTGGATTCCCGGTCCCCGTGTACGAGGGCAACGTGCTCACCGACAGCTACAGCACCTTCACCCGGTTCCAAATCTTTGACGGCCTCGTCTACATCGAGATCACGGACTGGAGTGGCACGCGCGTTGATGTCGTCTCGTCCACTCGGGTTGCTCGCATCGAGAACATTCACCCGCCCGTCGAGCCAGACGCCTGACGAAGGACCCCCCTCGTTACCGAGGGGGCATTGACGAGTAGCTCAATTGGCAGAGCATCCGACTGTTACTCGGAATGTTGAAGGTTCGAGTCCTTCCCCGTCAGCCCCGAAACAACCCTCTGAAGGAGGTATCTCCGAATGGCTTTGCCTCCCCAGATTGATCTCGTCACGCTGACTGGTCGGTATGTCGATTTCGGCGGGAAGCCCCTGGCGGGTCGCACCATCGTTATCTCCATTTCGCCTGACGCGCTCTTTGTGCCGTCCGCGAAGACCATCGTGACGCCGGACCCGAAGACGATCACGCTGGATGTGGACGGCTCTTTCGCGGAGCTGTTCCCGGTGTCCGACGACCCGGACGTGAATCCGCAGGAGTGGACCTACCGGGTTCACGAGCAGTTCGGCGCGGGCCGCAAGTACGACATTCTGCTGACCGTTGAGGGTCCGCACGACATGTCAGAGCTGGCCCCCGTTCCTACGGGCAACGGCGCGGCGATTGTGGTTGGCCCTCCTGGCGTGCCTGGCCCTGAGGGACCGGCTGGCCCCGAGGGGCCTATTGGTATGCCCGGCCCGGTCGGCATGACCGGCCCCAAGGGCGACAAGGGCGACAAGGGCGATGCCGGTCCCGAAGGGCCTGAGGGTCCGCAGGGCGTCCCTGGTCCTATTGGTCCTATCGGCCCCAAGGGCGACAAGGGCGACAAGGGCCTTACGGGTAATACGGGCGCTGTCGGCCCCCGTGGACCGCAGGGTGCCACTGGTCCCGCTGGGCCGGTCGGTACGCCCATCACGCGCAACGTCGTGACACTCGCGACCGACCTCCCGGAAGCCTCCGAGGGCACCGGCACCGTCGAGCTGTGCCCCACGTTCGGGCTGATTGCCATTGAGACGGCCGCCCCGGCGCGTGTGCGCCTCTACAGCAATGCGGCGACGAGCGAAGCCGACGCCGACCGCCCGGTGACCGAAGACCCCGACCACGCCGTTATGAACGGCCTCATCTTTGAGTACGTCACGGCTGCCGGTGTCACGAACTATCCGATCATTCCGGCTGCCACTGCCGCCTTCGTTTCCGGGAGCACTACCGCCCATGTGCGGATTGCCGCGAATGATGGACAGGCGCAGCCAATGACCCTGACTCTCACTTACTTGAACCTGGAGACTTTGACGTAATGACCCGCGCCTCTGCGAACCACACCTGGCAACTTTCCTCGACCCTTGGTGTTTACAAGAGCAACGTTCAGCCGATCTCTGAAGCGATTGCTCAGGTGGTCACGCGAAGCCCAGACACCGGCCAGGTCAACTGGGCGACGACGACCGTGCTTCCCCCCGTCGACACCGTTCGTGACTACGACGTGTTTGCGATGGGTGGCAATCTTCAGGCGACCGCACCGATCTTCATTCGCCTGGACTACATGAGGACTACCACCTACCCGTACATCAAGGCCACCGTGGGCACATCCACTGACGGGGCGGGTGCCATTGGCGGCACGGTCACACCTGCCATGCAGACGTACTCGCACGGCGCCTTCCCCAACCCGGCGCAGGCGCTCAGCACCTACGCCGCTGGCGATGGCTCCTACTTCATGTTCTGCCACAACCTCGCGCCCGCGAACACCGGCACTGACTTCTGGGGCGGGGTTGTTGTGGAGCGGTTCCGTGATGCTGACGGAACGCCCAATGGTGACGGGTACATGGCCTGGGGGTTCGCCAGCCTGGGTGCGAGCGCGGGGCAGGCGGGTGGGCTCAACCACCAGTATTCGCGCATCTTCGGCACTGGGGCTCAGACCCCGAACGAGTTCCATCCTCCGGTGATGATTCCCGGCCTCAACGGGACGAACACCTTCTTTAGCAACGGCACGGCCTATGCGTTCCCCTTCTACGGCTGGGGTCCGGTGATGCGTGGCGCGTCTCAGGCGCTCATGTACGGCTTCCAGGCCGACTTTCCCCGGACCAGTGAGGTCACCCTGACCCACTACGGGAAGCCGATGAAGTTCGTGGCCTTTGGTCCGGCGGGCCAGAACCACATTCCCATGTTGAACACCATCTCGGGCGCGTCCACCAAGACCACCCTGTCCCCACTGCTGCGCTGGGAGTAAGCCGTGGCCAACCTCTATGCGTCCAGCGTTGCCAATCGGGTTCAGGCCCCGCTTGGTCGTGGACTCTTTGTCGCCATTGTCGAGGACGACTATCAGGCTGGCTGGCTTCATGAGTTCCTGCCACAAGACGGGGAGCTGCGCAACGCTGCGACGGGCGTTCGCGGCTACTCCGCGTCGCCGTCCGTCCAGTTCGGGAGCGACGTCCCCGGCGAAGGCTACGAGCGTGTTCCCCGCCCGCAATTCGGTTTGCTTTACCCCGCCCGCAATCGCCGCTTCAAGCCGTAGGAGGTGATCCTAAATGCCAGGTCCAGTGCCGAACCGGGAGTCGGACCTGGCACGTCCGCGTGAGCGGAAGGGGTCCGATCAGGTTCCCGTAACAAAGGGAACCCTGAGGGACGTAAAGATTCCCCACGCTGACTCCGAGTGGCATCCCATCGCCCGCAAGCTGTGGGACGGGATGAAGTCCTCGGGTCAGGCTGATTTCTTCCAGAACTCCGACTGGGCCTACGCCTACTCGCTGATGGACGACCTGAGCGAATACAAGAAGTCCGGTCGTCGCAGCTCGCAGATGGCACAGGTCATCTACACCGCCCTCGGCAATCTCCTCGTGACGGAGGCCGACCGGCGACGAATCCGCATCGAACTCCACGAGCCTGACACCGGCGATGACATCGCGAGTGTCACTGCCATCAATGGCGCCAAGAAGGCCCTGGGGCTCGTCTAGAGCAAAGGGGGTACTAAGTGACCCCCGATCAGCTCGAAGCCCTCCAGCCCGTTTACATCGGCCCCACGTGGCTGCGTGAGGAAGACGGGCGCTGGTTCCTTCCCGAGAGGTCCCTTGGCTGGGAGATCATCGGGTGGGCCGGACAATGGCTGAAGGGCGAGGACGGAAAGCCCTGGACGTTCACGCCTGAGCAAATGCGGCTGCTGTTGTGGTGGTACGCCATCGACCACACCGGACGCTTTGTTTATCGCAAGGGCATTATCCAACGAATGAAGGGGTGGGGTAAAGATCCTTTACTGGCAGTTATCTGTCTAGTAGAGCTGGTCGGCCCTTCTCGCTTCTCTCATTGGGACGAGGCCGGCGAACCAGTAGGGATGCCCGTTCCGCGCGCCTGGGTCCAGGTTACTGCCGTCAATCAGAGCCAGACGACGAACACGATGGAGTTCATTCCGTCGCTCATGTCGGACGAGTTCATTCGGCATTACGACATCAAGGCTGGCGCGGAGCTGATCCGCGCAATGGGCGGCACGCGCCGCCTTGAAGCCGTCACCTCTTCTTACCGCGCCATCGAGGGAAAGCGGACAACCTTCGTCCTGCTGAACGAGACCCATCACTGGGTTGAGGGCAATCACGGCAAGAAGATGTACGAGACCATCGACGGTAACGCCACTAAGCGGGATGCCCGCTACATGGCGATTACCAATGCCTACCTCCCCGGCGAGGATTCGGTCGCTCAGGCGATGCGCGAGTCCTACGACAAGGTTCTCGAAGGCCGGATGAAGGATGTCGGAGTCTTCTACGACTCCGTTGAGGCTCACCCGGCTACGCCTCTCACCGAGGAAGCCCTTCTAGTCGTCATCCCAAAGATCCGCGGTGACGCCTACTGGCTGCGCCCGGAGACGATCATCCAGTCCATTCAGGACGGTGACATGTCACCGAGCCGTTCGCGGCGAATGTGGCTCAATCAGATCGTCGCTGAAGAGGACGCCCTTTACTCCCCCGCCGAATGGGACCCACTCGAACATAGAGATGCGGTTCTGGTTCCGGGCGACGAAATCGTCCTCGGGTTCGACGGCGGTAAGACGGACGACGCGACCGCTCTCGTGGCAATCCGCGTACGAGATCAGGTGGCCTTCCTCCTCGGACTGTGGGAGGCCCCGGACGTTCCGTCACAGCGGGAACGCAACGGCACACGGATCAACACATGGGTCGTCCCCCGCGAGGAAGTCGATTCAGAGGTCCACGAGGCGTTCCGGCTCTACGAGGTGCAGGCGTTCTATTCGGACGTTGCCCTCTGGGAAAGCCACATCACCGACTGGTCGCACAAGTATGGCGAACAGCTCTTGGTCAAGGCCGACGGGCGAACTGCTATCGGCTGGGACATGCGTGGATCGCAGAAGCGGTCAACCCTCGCGCACGAGCGCCTTATGACGACGATCTTCGACAAGAAGCTCGGCCACAACGGCGACCTGGCAATGCGTCGTCACGTGCTCAATGCACGACGACGGACAAACAACTTCGGCGTTGGCTTCGGCAAGGAGTCACGCGAATCCCCCCGCAAGGTTGACATCTACGCGGCCCTAATGCTCGCGCACGAAGCTCTCCATGACCTTCGTACTCGCGGCAAGAAGGTCAAGAAGATGACCCGACGCGGCGTCTTCCTCTAAGGATGTGAGTAAGTGACCACCCCTGCCGCAATGGCAAAGCAACTGCTGGGCATCCTGGTAAATGACGAAGACCGCCTTGACCGGATCGACGCCTACCTGCACGGCAAGCACGACGACCCGTACATGCCGGATCGCGCCGATGAGGAATACAAGCTCCTCGCCAAGCGGGCCGTCTCCAACTGGATTCCCCTGCTGGTCGGCACCCCGGCTCAGGCGATGTACGTGGACAACTTCATTCGCGGCGTCGCGATTGATGAGACGGATTCCAACGACGCGCCCCGCATCACGTCTACCGAAACCTCGGTGGAGATGCGGCACTGGCAGCGTTCGCGGATGGACGCCCGCCAGGCGGCGATCTATCGCGGTGCCCTCGGCTACGGCCACAGCTTCACGATCACCGAGCTGAAGGGCGGCAAGTCCTACACCAAGGGCCTGTCCGCGCTTCGCACTTCCGCACTGTTCGTGGACCCGGCGAATGACGACACGCCTTTCGCGGCGCTGACGATCATCTCCTACCCGAAGAACGTCGAGCCGAACGGCAAGCCCGGCAAGGCGCGGATGTGGGACGACACCTACGAGTACGAGGTTTCCTTCAAGTCGCTTCGCGACCTGGAGAAGGGCGTCACCGTAAAGCGCCTGAAGAAGCACGGTGCGAGCGAATGCCCGGTCACCCGATTCGTCGCCACGGTGGACCTCGAAGGCCGGACCATCGGCGTTGTCGAGCCGATGATTCCGTTGCAGAACCGAATCAACCAGACCGTGTTCGATCTCCTGGTCGCGCAGACCTACGGCTCATTCCAGGTTCGGACGGTCACCGGCATGGTGCCCCCGACCAAGATGAAGCCGATCCTCCAGGACGGCGAAATCGTTGACTGGGAGCCTGAGATCGGTGAGGACGGAAACCCCGTCCCGGCTGACATCAACCTGAATGCGCGCCGGTTCCTATTCGCAGAGGACCACGAGGCGAAGTTCGACTCCCTCCCTGGTACTCCGCTGGCCGGATACATCTCCTCCATCGACATGAGCATTCGCCACCTGGCGGCGATCTCGCAGACTCCCCCGCATTACCTGCTGGGGCAGATCGCGAACCTGTCGGCGGAAGCCCTGACCGCTGCGGAGACTGCATTGAGCCGCAAGGTCGAGGAGTTCAAGCACTCGTTCGGTGAGAGCTGGGAGAGGGTCTTCCGTCTCGCCGCCGAATTGGAGGGCGAGGGTTCGTCCGCTGAGGACTTCGAGGGTGAAGTCAAGTGGCGCGACATGGAGAACCGTTCAATGGCTCAGGCTGCCGACGCTCTCGGCAAGCTCGGTGACAACCTCGGCATTCCGAAGCGTGGCCTTTGGCCGCGTGTTCCGGGCGCGACCGCCCGCGAGCTGGAGCTGTGGGAGGAACTGGCCGACCAGGACCCCGAGATCGCAATGGCTCAGGCCATGTCGCGGGCGACGCTGCACACGGCTCAGAACCCACCACAGCCTGAGCGCAATTCCACGGGCAACCTGACGCCCAGGGCGGCGTGACCGCGCCGGTTCAGGTGACGGCAGAGGCAGCCGCAGAGGCAGCCGCAGCCGCAGCCGCATTCCAGGCCGCTCTCCTGCGGCTTGGGATCAAGGCCATTGCTGAGGCGATCAGGCGGTGGGCAAAGATGCCCGCCACCAAGGCTGCCGAGCAGGCCGACGAATGGCTGGAGGATTCGGTCCGTCTGGTGATGACGGACCGCTCCCGCAGCCGCGAGCTGGCTGTCGCCTACTACCGGCTGGCCCGCGCACTGCGGACCGGCACAACGATCCCCGATCCATACGACCCGATCCCAAAGGTCGTCACTCTTGGGCAACTCCGCAGGGAGTTCGCTCTACTGACGGAAAGCGTCGCTGACACGACGCCGGAACCCGTCAGCCAGCCCTCTGATTCGGCTCCTAAGCCGGTCACGGCCATTACCCCGACCGAGGACACCCCCACACCGAATCGCGAGAGTCAGGGAGGCCCTGACGGCGATGACGTGGAAATCCCGATTGAGGATTTAGAGGGGATCACCGAGGACGGGGACGAGGAAGCGGAACAGCTCGAACGCGAAGCGGAGCAAGAGGCACGAATCGTCCTGGCGGCGCTCGGTCCTAACTCCCTAAAGCGTCGAGTTGCTGAGATCGACACGAGCCGCCCTGCGGATGAGGTTGACCAGCTCCGCGATGTAGCGCACGCGAAGGCAGGAAGTCGTCAGGCGGCGGCTACTGACCGACTCGTAAAGAACGGCGCACGACACACGGTCACTTCCCTGGCGGAACGCGACAAGCGTGCTATCGGCTACGTCCGAGTATCCCAAACAGGAACCCCCTGCGGTTTCTGCGCGATGCTCATTTCCCGAGGCATCTTCTACTACAGCTCAAAGGCAGTAGCCGAGGGCAAGACGGCAGATGCCCCTTCGGTTCGCAGAGGCGAAGCCGAAGAAGGGGACCAATACCACGACAACTGTAACTGCGTTGCGGAGCCGGTCTACAGCAGTTCTGAATACCGGAACTCGCCCGTGTATGCCATTAACCGCGAATACACGCAGCTATGGAAGGACGTGATTGTCACTCACGGCCTCACCGGCAAGGCCGCTGAGACGCGATGGCGCAAATACTTCCGCGACTTGCAGAAACGAAACACGACCAAAGCCCAGGTGGCTTAGTCATTCCCCCGATTCGCCCTGGAGGCGTAAGCAATGGACACCGAACAGACCACCGCTCAGCCCGACGAGACGCCCGCTGAGACCACGGAAACCGAGACTGGTACTGAGACGCCCCCGGAGGGCGAGAAGGCCGTTGAGGACGAGAAGCCCGCTCTGACTGTTGAGCAGCTTCAGGCCGAGGTTGAGAAGACGCGGCGTGAGGCTGCCGGATACCGGACTCGCCTTCGCGAGGCCGAGGCAAAGCTGGCTGAGGCGAAGACGCCCGAGGACATCGAGGCGGCTGTCGCGGAGTTCCGCGAGCAGAACGCAAAGCTCGAACGGAATCTCCTGGTCAACAAGGTGGCGACCAAGTACGAGCTGCCTGCCGAATTGGCGGCTCGCCTTCAGGGTGCCGATGAGGCCGCTCTTGACGCCGACGCAAAGGCGCTGGCCGCACTCATCACCCCCAAGTCCACCCCCGAGTCGCTTAGCGGGGGTCTCACGCCCGGTGAGAGCGACGAGGAGTTCGACCCGGTTGCAGCGGCCCATGCCGCCAAGAAGCGCCGGTACTGATCCACCCCCCGCAATAACAGACCTGCCTTAGGAGGCAATCAATCATGGCTGAGCACATTGTTGTCAAGCCCGAGAAGATCGCGGCTGCGGCTGCCGTTCTCCTCGAAGAGTCGCTGACCGTTCCCGCCACCTTCCAGCGTGAGGGCATCGACCAGTTCCGCGGTGCGAAGAACGACACCATCAACATCAAGGTCGAGGGCGTTCTGCCCTGGCGTGAGTACGGCTGGCGCAATGACCGCTCCGCTGAGATTCAGTTCGATGAGTACAGCGAGCGGACCGTCGCTCTGACCTTCGGTGGCGACATCTACAACGGTGTCAAGCTGACCGACGAGCAGAACGAGATGGACATTGCCGGTTGGACGAAGCTGGCCCGCAAGCAGACCGAGGCCATTGGTGCTGGTCTGAACCACAAGGCGACCCAGTACGCGCTGAACGCGCCGTACGAGGTTGAGCTTGGCCTTGACCCGGCTGACCTGCGTGGCTCGCTTATCCGCGCCCGCGAGGTTATGAACCGTCTGCGCCTGCCGCAGTCGGGCCGGACCATGCTCATCGGTTCCGCTGTCGAGGCGGCTCTGCTCAACGACAAGGACCTGAACCTGGCCTCCAACGTCGGTGACGCTGAGGCGGTTTCCGCTCTCCGCAATGCCACCATCGGCCAGCGTTTCGGCTTCAACTTCGTTACGGCGAACGAGCTTCCCGCCGACGAGGCCGTTGCCATGATCGGCGGCGCTTTCATCTTCGCCACCGCCGCCCCGGCTGTCCCGCAGTCCGTTCCCTTCGGTGCCACCGCCAGCTACAACGGCGTTGCCCTCCGCTGGCTGCGCGACTACGACTCGACCCGGTTCCAGGACCGCAGCATCTTCAATGCGTACCAGGGTTTCCGTCACGTGACGGACATCCTGCTCGACCAGGACGGTGCCGGTCAGCTCAAGGTCGGCACGAACGAGCACTTTGTCCGCGCCGTCAAGCTGGGCCTCGGTGGCGATGAGGCGCTGAATGGCACGGCCTCCTCGAAGGCTGAGCTGACCGCCTTCACCGGCTACACCCCGGCTGCCCCGGCTGCCTGATCCACCCTGAATTAGAGCGGGGCGCTGTGTGCAAGTTTACGCAGCGCCCCGCTCTCTTTCGCACTTAGCAAGGAGATTGACGTGGAGCCGTTCGCAACTATCACAGAACTCCAAGCGCGCTGCGACTGGACATTTGACCCCGACGAGACGCGAGCGGCCCCCGGCTATCTGGAGGAAGCGAGCGACCTCGCCCGCTCCTATGGCCGATTGACATGGACGCCCTCGAATGCGCCGCGACTCGTCAAGAGCATGGTCATTAGCGCCGTCCGTCGCTACATGCGTAACCCCGAGGGCTACACGACCTCTCGCGCTGGCGACGAAACCCTCGGCTTTGTTGACCTCGGGCGCGACGCAGGCAGCATCTACTTCACCCCCGCCGAACAGAAGCTCCTTCGCGGTATGGCTGGCGTTGGCGGCGGTATCCGCTCGGCTGGCATCCAGGCATGGGGTCCGCACAAGCGCCTCGAATCGAGCGGCCTCTCCTACGTGCCGGTCTCTGGCTGGCCGAATGAGAAGCCCTTTCCGCTAGAGACAGAACCCTGGTGAGCGTTCAGCGTCGCCGTGGTCAGCCCGTTGTCCTCTACCGCTCGAAGGTAATTCAGGACTCTCGTGGCAACGATGTCGTCACGGTGGATAGGGAAGACCCGCACCTGACGACGGCAGCCGCAATTCCGCAGCGGTCGTCCAAGGCTGAGGTTCCCGGTCAGCAGATGATCGACGTGGTTCGCCTCATTGTGAAGGACGAACTCGACGGCGTGACCCTCTGGTCCCGAGTGGAATACCGGGGCGAGGAATGGGATCTCGTCACTCCCCCGAGCTATCACCACGGCACCCGTCAGACCCGCCACTGGTCAATCGACATTCGACGGAGGCCCTGATGGCTGAGGTATTCGACTACGCCGAGGGCATCCCTGGAAGCAAGAAGGTTCGGCAGACGGAGCGAGTCGTCGCACTGCATAAGGACGTGCAGCGGGCGCTCGACAAGTACGCCCTGCGGATCTATGGAAAGGCGCTGGAGAACCACGCCAGTCGTCGCAATACCGAGGGCCGCAGCGCGGGCAACTCCTACATCACCTTGGAGGAGGGCGCCGTTGACCGGGGCATCAACCTCGTAGACCCGCCCCGCTGGCGCTGGACGATGAATGACGAGTACCGCGAAGACCCCGGCGCTGCCTGGGAAATCGAGTTCGGTCACGAGGCGTCCGATGGCACCTGGGTTGAAGGCAAGTGGATTCTCCACGACGCTGCCGGATTGCCGAGGGAAATCTGATGACCGAACCCTCGCCCGTCGTGGTTCCGCCCCCTTCGCTCGATCTGCCGCAAAGCGTCTTCGACCTCGTTGAGAACCGTCCCGTCGAGGACATGCTTCTCGCCATTCTCCGTCGGGGGCTGCCGGAGGTTCCGGTTGTGTCGCTCATTGCGAACAACCCTCCCCCGCACTTCATCCTCATCCGGCGTCTATCTGGATTGAATGAATGGAGCGGTGACCCCCGGTTCACCGACTCAGGGCGCTTCTTCGTGCATACGTTCACGCAGGACCCCGATGGCGACTACAAGGGTGCCGTCCTCTCTGAAGCGGTTCGCGTAATTCTGCGGACCGCCTGGCTGGAGCACTGGACCATTCCCGGCCAGGGGTCGGTAATTCAGATCCAGATGCTCAGTGAGCCAAGCCGGAAGACCGACTGGGCGACGTCCTCCGGGCCGGTCCAGTACGCCGATCTGCCAAACGGCTATTGGCGTTATGAGTCCACGTACTCAATCAAGATCCGCAAGCCCCAGTCCTAATTCCGGGCTGCGAACCCACCGCGTGTAAATGCACGCGGCTTCACCCGACCCCTGAAAGGGAGGCCCACCCGTGGCCCTGAACGACGCCGCAACGCTGGTTATCAACACCGGCAACTACCTCACCGCTCCGACCGGAACGGCGATGCCCGCTGACCTGACCACCCCCACGACCCCGTGGGAGAACGTCGGCCACACGTCGCTGGAGGACATCTTCAGCATCACGTCTGAGGGTGGCGACGCCACCGTTATCGGCACGCTCCAGAACAAGAGCCTGCGGACCAGCTACAGCACCCGCACCGAGACGATGGCCGTTGTCCTCCAGCAGTTCGACGAGGAGGGCCTGAAGCTGTTCTACGGCTCCAACGCGCCTGTCCTGCCGGACGGCTCTATCGGTGTTCCGATCAACCCGACGCCGACCGTTTGTGCCTTCCTGGCGATCTTCGTTGACGGTGAGAATGTCTTCGCGTTCTACGCGCCGAAGGCTGAAATTTACCGGGGCGATGACATGAGCCTTAGCGACACCGAGTCGCTGGCCGGCCTTCCGCTCAATGTGAAGCCGATGATCCACGGCACGAACACCTGGACCTACGCGGTTACCCCGCTCGCGTCCGTCGTCGCCCCCTGATCTAAGGGGTTCTGAACTACCCCCCGTGCCATTCCTGGCGGACCCGTGGCACGGGGGGCTTCCGCAATAGCTAAGGGTCCGCCAACCCACCAATCCGCAACACCCCTAAACGAAAGAGGTCCGCCAACCATGTCTAGCTTCACCCTCGACGCGATCCGTGCCGCTGCCGACGCCAAGTACGGCCACACCGAGATCGTTGTTGACGAGAAGACCACCGTTCGCCTGCTGAACCCGCTTCGCCTCAAGAAGCCTGACCGCGACGCGCTGCTGGCCGTCCAGAAGCGCCTCTCTGGCGACGAGGACGTTGACCAGGCCGACGTGTTCGCTGCGGCGATCCGCGTGGTCGCTGAGGACAAGAAGGGTGCCGACCGGCTCATTGCCGCGATTGACGGCGACCTCGCCATTCTCGCGCAGGTCTTCACCACCTACTCGGAGGGGACTTCCGTGGGGGAAGCCTCGGCCTCTGCGAACTGATTGACGAATACGGCGAAGGGCTGTTCCCCGACCTGCTGTTCTACTACGGCGTTGATCTCGCTGAAGTGATCGCAGGTCGGGGGCCACACCCCAAGTTCGTACTCGCGATGACGCGGAGGCTCCCTGATACATCCATGACCGTCGCTCTCGCGAGCGGTGGCCGTGAACATTTCGGGTGGGGCACTGATCGGCACATGCAGGCCGACATCTTTGATGCGCTCAATGTGCAGACGCGAGCGACCGGGAACTGGAAGAAGCCGCCGACATTTCCGCTGTGGCCGCGTCCTGGCAGCGCACGAACTACGAAGTCGCCTGAGACCAATAAGAAGGTCTCTGTCGCAGACCTCTACAACAAGTTCACCAGGAGGTAGCCCATGCCCGATTCCGCTGCGATCATCGGCAAGATCGCAGTCAAGGTCATTCCCGATACGGACAACTTCAAGGAGCAACTGAAGACTCAGCTCGAAAGCATCGAGCAGAAGGCGGAGAAAGATCCTGTCGAGATCCCCGTCGTCCTCGATGACGACGGGATTGAGTCTGACGCCAAGGAACTTCACGAGAAGGTCAAGAGGGCGCTCAAGTCCATCTCCTTGAAGGTGGACATCAAGAACCAGGACTCGCTTCAGGCGAACATCCGTACGGTTCAGCGTGAACTTGCGAAGCTTGACGAGAAGGAAATCAAGGTCAAGCTCAACAGGGCTGACCTGAACAAGCATCTTGCCAAGTTTAAGGGCGACCTGGAGAAGGTTGCCCACTTCAACATCGAGGTCGATGAGGATAGCGCCGATTCGGTGCGGAAGGCTATCGCCGCCATCGACGCACAGCTCGCCCTCCTGAAGATCGAGAAGATCCCCGTTGGCCTCGATGAGGACTCGATGGAGGAGGCGAAGCGCAAGTACCAGGAAATCCTGGGCGACATGACCGAGATGGCGAAGCTCGAACTGCGCGTGGACCGAAAGTCCTACCGCTCGGTGCAGCGTGCCATTGACAGGATTGACGACAAGCTTGCCGAGCTGGAAGAAGTCGAGCTGAATGTCAACCTCAACGAAACGTCACTGAAGGACGCCAAGCGAAAGCTTCAGGACAAGCTTGGTGAGATGCAGGAGATGGCGACCATCGACATTCGTGTCGATAGGAACAGCCTGAAGTCGGTCGAGCGCGCTGTCGAGCAGATCGACGCAGAGCTGGCAAAGCTGTCCGAGCAGGAAATCTCGATCAAGATGAGCGAGACGGATCTGCGGGCGTACCGCGCCAAGCTCCAGGAGCAGCTTGACTTTGCCGCCTGGTCGGCAGAGGTGAAGGCAGAGCAGGCCCTTCAGGAAAGCCTTCAGCGTTCTCAGCTACTCATCAACCGTGTCAACGGCGCGCTCAATGACATCAAGTGGGCACCCGGCATTGATGACGAGAAGCTGGCGAAGGCCAAGCGTGAGATCGAAGCCGCCCTCCTGAAGATCGAGGAACTGGACGCGAAGATTCGCGTCGAGATGGACCCCATCGCCAAGCGCAAGCTGGAGATGGAGATTGCGGAGCTTCAGGCCCGCGTCACCGGCATCAAGGCAAAGATCCACGCCGACCTCGATAAGGAGTCAGCGGCCCGCACAGAGGCGGGGCTGAAGGTTCTGGGCCGTGCGCGGGATGTCGTCTTCAAGCCGGTCCTCGACAACAAGGCCGTCCGTGGCGTGGCCGGTGCCCTGGACCGGATTTCCGGCTGGCGTGCTGGCCGCGATTTCATGGACCAGCTCAAAGACATCCTGTTCAACCTGGACCTGTTGCTCCCGAAGATTTCCGGGATGGCTCTCGGTATCGGGGGCCTTGGCCTGACGGCTGTAACGGCTTCGGCGCAACTGGCCCTGTTGTCTGCCGCCCTCGCAGAGATCGCATCAGGACTCGCACTCGCACTGCCTGGCGCAATCATTTCGCTCGGTGTCGCCGTAGGCGTCGCCTTCATGGCGCTGAAGGATTTCTCCAAGGTCCTGCCGGATGTCACGGCGAAGTACAAGGGCTTGCAGAAGGTCGTCTCCAACACGTTCTGGACGAGGGCCGAGGCTCCGCTTCGCCGGATGGCAAATGAGCTGTTCCCGGCGATCAAGCGCGGCCTCGAAGGCGTCGCAACTTCGATGGGTCTGTTCTTCGGCAAGTTCTCGGACTCGCTGCGCACAATCCTGGGTCCGCAACTCGAAGGAATGTTCGGCCAGGTCGCGCGGGGACTCGACAACCTGACTGCGCACACGGACGCATTCGCGACGATCTTCACGATTCTCGGCAAGGTTGGCTCTGTCTTCTTTGCGGACATGATGGGGGAACTCGGGAAGGCTGCCGACGGCTGGGCCGCATGGCTGACCGAGGCCGAGAAGACCGGCAAGTTGAAGGAGATGATCGACGACGCGGTCAAGGGCGTAAAGAACCTTTGGCGCGCTGGCAAGAATCTCCTTGGCATCTTCAGTGGTATTGCCGACGCTGCCGAGAAGGCATTCGGGTCGGACATTCTCACCAAGTTGGCGAACAACTTGGAGCGCATTCACGGGATCGTGGACAGTCCGGCGTTCCAGAAGGAGCTCACGGAGGTCTTCGAGGGTGCCCGTAAGGGAATGGACGAAATCTCCAACCGCGCCGGACCGGCGCTGGAGAAGGCGTTCAAGAATCTGGGCGACCTCGCTGAGGACGTGTTCCCGACCATCGGCGCAACCATTGGCGAACTCGTCGGTGGAATCTCGGACGCCTTCAACAACCCGACACTTCAGTCTGGCTTGCGTGGCTTCTTCGAGTCGATGAAGGACTTCGCTGAGAATGCGCGTCCCGCCTGGGACAAGATCGGTGAGGCCATTGGTGCCGTTCTCGGTCTTCTCAGCACGTTCATGGACACAGCGGGACCGGGTGTCGCAAAGGCTCTGGAGAACATCGCTGGGTGGATCTCCACTTTGGCGACCGCACTCCAGCCGCTTGCCGCAGGACTGGGCACCGTTCTCGGCGACATCCTTGATCGCATCGCTCCGCACATCGACAAGATCGTCAACGCAATTGCCAGCTTCGCGCAGGGTGATGGCGGCAAGGCTCTTGTCGGCTTCTTCGAGGACCTGGCTCCGCTCATCGAAAGCATTGCCGCTTTCCTGGGCAGGGCTGCCGAGGAGCTGGCTAAGTGGGCGAACGAGAACCTGCCGAAGATCCGCGAGGATCTGGGTCCGATCATTGACGACCTGAAGAAGTTCGTTGATGAGCATGGTGACACCGTTATTGCGGTACTGCTCGGGATTGGCGACGCCTTCGTTGGCATCGTTGATGCACTGAGTGACCTGTCCCCGATCATGGGGGAACTGACAGCCGTTGGCGGACTCCTTCTCCTGACCTCCCGATTCGTCGGCCTGGGCAAGGCGATCGGAGGCATCGCCGGGGCTCTCGGGAAGATCCCCAAGGGGGGCATTCCTGTCGCACTCGGGCTTGCCGCTCTCGGTGTCTTCATCCTGGCCGACGAGAACGACGATGGCCCCCTTGGCTGGCTCGGGAAGCTGCGCGAGACCCTGAAGGACATTGGCGATTTCATCAACATGGACTTCGGCACCGGGGAGAAGGGCGGTGCGTGGGGCTGGCTGGACACCGCTGAGACGAAGATTTCGGAGTTCATTCAGGGCATCCAGGATCTCTTCTCTAACGCGGCGGGTCCGCTGGGCCTCATCCATGACCTCCTGTTCGGTGGCGGCGAGAGCGAGAAGATCGCACCCCCCGAGATCGAGGGGCCTAAGAGCAACTGGGGTCCTGAAGGTCCGCCGTGGAAGGCCGAGATCGAAGAGAATCTGAACCAGATTCCCCCGATGTTCGACAAGACGTACGGCGACATTCAGACCGCCACGTTCAATTGGAACTCGAACATGAACACCGAGTTTCAGACGGGCATGGGGAACATCCAGAACTCCACCCGTACCGGCGTGACTCCCCTTCCGGGGATTCTCGGCGGCGGACTCGGCGGAATGATGGACACCTTCCTCGGCTGGATTCCCGGATTCAATGGGGAATGGGGCGGACTCTGGACCGACACCGGGCATTCCGGCCAGGGGTTCTGGGGCTGGATCGAAGGTCTCTTCGGCGGTCACCAGGGCAACATGGACGAGAAGGCCAAGACCGGAATGGGCAATGTCCAGCGGTCCACTGATGGTGGATGGTTGAGCATCATTGGCTCCACGGGCGGCTTCCTCGGCCGACTCCTGGAGGACATCACGGGCGGCTACAACAGGCTGCCCGAGGGTGCCAAGCCCGGACAGGACCGGCTCGTTCAGGACAGTCGTGACCTTCCCGGTCGGGTTCGAAGCGCAATTGGCACCGTAAACACGCTGCTCTACAGCACTGGCTCCAACCTGATTCAGGGCTTGCTCGACGGCTGGACCTCAAAGCTGGGCACCCTGTTCTCGTTGGTCACCGGCACGGCGCGGGATGTCAAGAACAAGACGAACAGCGAACTCGACATCCACTCCCCGAGCCGCGTCTTCATGGAGATCGGTCGCAACACCATCGACGGATTCATTGTCGGCATGGAGTCGCGTCACGATGCCGTCAAGAAGTCCCTGGAGGGCCTGTCGGACGAGGTTGGGTCTACTCCCTTCACCGTGCAGCAGGCGGGCCTTGGCGGCCGTCTGAGAGGGCTGGCCGATGGCTCTATGGCCGATTCCAGCATCAACGCAAATGTCCTGAACTACTACGCCGCTCCGGGCAGCTCTCTCTCTTCGGAGGAAGACCTGTTCGCGGCAGGCAACCGAGCACGGATGGGATGGTGAGCTGACAAATGGCACGGCTGCAATTGGAGTCAGCCACCGACACTCTCGACCTCGACTCGTACCTGAGGGCAGGTCGCGGTGTGCAGGTCCGGTCCGGTGTTACCGGGCTGGGCCTGCCCCCCAAGCAGGTCCAGTGGCTTGAAGGAGCTGGCGACGGCGCGCTTCCGCGTGGTCGCCGGGTTCTCCCTCGGGACATGGATCTGCCGCTCATGGTCCACGCCAATGACCGTGAAGACCTGAAGAAGTGGCTGTCCCGGCTGGCGATGATTCTCGCCGGGACGGCCATCCTTCGACTGATCGAGGACGACGGCACTTCCTGGTACACGGAGGTCGAGCACGTCGGCGGCGGTCAGTACGTCTACGGCCAGGACACCGTTGGTGAGAACGATTTCTTTACCGTCATCACGCTACGGTCCGGTGATCCGTTCTTCACCTATTCCGTGCCGAAGGTGGTCACGGTAAAGGCGGACGAGAGCGGTCCCGGCCTCCTCGGTGTTGGCCTGGCGAATCTGTCGATTGCCAACTGGCAGGCGATGGGAACGATCACGCTGGACAACACCGGGGATGTTCGCGCTTATCCGGTATGGGAGATCCACGGCCCCGGCCACGACTTCCGGGCAATCAGCACCACCGGGGCGAAGCTGCACTGGACCGGCTCCCTCGAAGTCGGGGAGTCGCTGACCATTGACACGCGCAATGGGTCAGTCGTGGATCACCTTGGCGAGAATCGTTACGCAGAGCTGGCACCAGCTCCCCGTTTCTGGCCGGTTCCCCCCGGCTCGTCTACGTCGGTGTGCAGCTTTGACGGCATTTCGACCGGGCAGTCCTTTATCCGCTGCACCTGGCGACCCCGAAAGTGGATGGTGGTCTAAGTGCATCAGGGGAATGTCACGGTCGAGGTCCGCGACCGCAATCTCAATCGAGTTGGCGTGATTCGCCCGGAAGACCTCGACATCTCGGTCGAGGACGAGCACAACAATCTCGGCACGTGGAGGTTGTCCCTGCCTGTGGAGCATCCGCTTACTGCGGTGCTCCGCACGCCGGGGTCCGGCATCATTATCACCGGGCATGACGACATCGTGCTCATGTCGGGTCCGACCATTACGCCGCAATACTATGCGACGAAGGAAGACCCCGGCGGCATGGTCGTCATCAACGGGGTTACCGACAGCATCGTCCTGGCGGACATGCTCTCGTTCCCCGACCCGTCGAACGTCAATCCCACGACGCAGACGCTTTCGCATGACGAGCGGTCGGGCACTGTCGAGTCGGTCATGCACGCCTATGTGAATGCGAACATCGGTCCGGGCGCTCCCGCTCCGCGCCGGAAGGCGAAGCTGATCATGGGGACTGATCGCGGGCGCGGGCCGGTCATTCACAAGAAGGCGCGGTTTCCGGTCCTCGGTGTGCTACTGACCGAACTGGCGGACATCGCTGGCCTCGGGTATCGCGTCATTCAGCGCGGCGACCAGCTCGTGTTCGAGACGTACGAGGTTGCCGACCGCTCGGACGTGGTTCGTCTGGACATCGACAACAACACCCTGGCGTCTGCCCACTTTCAGATCATGCCCCCCGGCGTCACTCAGGTCATCATCGCGGGCCAGGGCGATCTAGTTAATCGACAGTTCTATGCGGCCACCACTTCCCAGGCCCTCGAAGCCGAGACCATGTGGGGACGCCGCATCGAGCGATTTGTCGATCAGCGCCAGACCGACAACGAGGATGAGCACGAGTCGAAGGCTGCGGCCATTCTCGCCAGCGAAGGCTTCACCGCCGTCGCCGTCAATGCCGTCCCGGCTGACGACACCACCATGAGGTTCGGCCATGACTTCGGTATGGGCGACACCATCGCGGCCGTCGTGGACAACGGTGAGGCGAGGGCGGTCGTCAGCGGCTTCGTAATGAAGTGGGACAGCAGCGGCTACAGGCTCGGCATCAAGCTGGGCAAGAGCCAGTCGTGGGGGCGAACCTCCGATGCGCGGCTGTCTGACGTGGAGCGTCGAATCGCCTATCTGGAGCGGTCCTCCTAACCAACCTTTCGCCTTAGGCCCCCTCGCTCAATGCAGCGAGGGGGCCTTCCGTATGCCCACAGAAGGGAAACCTTGTGGCTATCTCCTCCTACCCTTTCGACAGTCAGCTCACGACCGAGACTCAGTACAGCCAGCTCTTTCGCGAACTCCAGGACAGCGGCATCGTCCCCACGTCGGAGACCGCCTGGAAGGTTTCGGCTGACGCCTCCGGGATGTCCGTCAAGCTTCAGCCCGGATACGCAATCGTTCGAGGACACGCAGTCCTCTCCACCGCAATTGAGTCAGTGACGATTCCGAACGCGGAGGCACAGCCCCGCACGGACCGCATCGTCCTTCGCCTGGACCCGACGCTGAACTCCATCGTTCCTGCCGTCGTGAAGGGGCTGGCCGGTGGCGGGCTTCCTGCGCTGACGCAGAGCCCCGACGGCATCTTTGAGATGTCGGTTGCCCGCATCGCGGTCGGCCAGAATGTTACGAACATCGGTGCGCTGGACGTGACCGACGACCGGCAGTTCAGCGGTTCTCGGATTCGCCACTGGACGCCGGACACCCGCCCGGAGGACCCCCGCCTGGCACAGCTCGGACTCAACACGAGTACGAACAAGTGGGAGTTCTACAACGGCTCGGAATGGGTCGATCTCCAGCCGGTCATCAATTGGACGACCATCGAGGGCAAGCCCCCGGCGTTCACTGCGACCCCGCACCGTCACACCTGGAATGACCTGGACGACGTGCCGACCACCTACGTCCCCTCTCCTCACGCGCACGCGATCTCGCAGATCACCGATCTTCAGGTGAAGCTGGACGGCAAGGCGAATGCCTCGCACGCTCACGGGGAATACGCCTCGGCTGGCGGTTGGCACGGCGCGGGATACGTCTCCAAGGGCGACTGGAACAACATTTCGCTGCGCTACGACGGTCGCCTCCTCTGGCGCGTCAACGGCTCCGAATGGGACATCCCCGACAAGGGCTGGGTCCTCAACAATTTCCCTGGGTACGGCAGCACCGTTGCCTGGGCCAATGGCACCAAGCAGTGCCACGCCTACCAGATCGGCGGCCCCGGCCCCTATTACTCCGTGTGGGTTGACGGAAACGGCACCTTCGGTCGGAACACTTCCTCGATCCGATACAAGGAGAATGTCCGCGACTGGCGCGACATCCCGACCGAGGACGTGCTTTCCCTTCGCCCCGTGGTCTACGACCGTAAGGCGACGCCGGACCCGACCACCGGGGAAATGCGCGAGGGCAACAAGGATGAGTTCGGCCTGATTGCCGAGGAGGTCGCCAAGACTCTTCCCGAGGTAATCACCTATTACGACGGGCAGATCGACGGCATTCGGTACGACATGATTGCCGTCGCCCTGCTGCGCGTCGTTCAGGATCAGGAGAAGCGCATCGCCGCCCTAGAGGCGAAGCTGCCGTGACGTACGGCCTCGCGCCGGAGGTTCTGGTCGCGTTTATCACCAGTGGCTTCGGCCTCGTCGGTGTGCTGGCCGGATACATCGTCCCGAACATGTTCAAGCAACGGCGCTTGATGAGTGAGGTTCGGGAGCAGGTAGCCAACTCGCATTCGACAAACCTTCGCGACGACCTCGATCACGTGCGCGACCTGCTTTACAAGGTAATCGACGGGCAGGCTCAGTTCCGCGAAGACCTGGCAATCGAACGCCGCGAACGCATCTCGGGCGACGAACGCCGCAACAACTAAACCGAACCATCGAAGGCCCCGCTCTCAATCCGAGGGCGGGGCCTTCGTCATGTCTGGAGGACACACATGGCTGAATACGCATACAACGGATGGCTCGCCAGTAGGAACCCTGCCGACTTCGGTGGGCTGGAGCAGATCGTCGTCGCGGGCGAGCCCTTTGCCCCCGGTGTCCGTGCCGGTGACGTGGCGACGGTGCTGCGCTACGTGGCCGAGCAGATGCACAATCGAGTCGAGCCCATCTATCGGCAGGGCTGGCACGACGGCGACGACTGGGGTTACGCCTACCGGCAGAACCGGAATGCCAACAACCTTTCTTGCCATTCCGCAGGCTGCGCCATCGACTACAACGCCGTCAAACATCCCAATGGGAAGCGCGGGACTTTCTCCACCGAGCAGGTTCTAGTCATTCACACGATCCTGCACGAGCTGGACGGCGTTGTCCGCTGGGGCGGCGACTTCACGGGCACGGCCGATGAAATGCACTTCGAGATCATCGGCAACGAGGCACAGGTCCGCAGCGTCGCCACCCGGCTTCGCGGCCAGAGCTACCCGCCGCCCGTCCCGGCACCGACCCCGGCACCGGCTCCCGCGCCGTCCGGCTTCCGTGCGATCCCCCTTGGCGGTGTGACGGAACTGAACACGTCCGGCGAGCAGGTTGCCCGTGACCAGCGCGACTTGATCGACAGCGGGTTTGGTGTTGGTGACAGCGGGGCGGACGGTTACGCTGGCCCGGACACGGTGAGTGCGATCAAGTCAGCGCAGCGTGGCGGGGGACTCCTGATCGACGGTGCGATGGGGCCGCGCACTCGCGCGATGCTTCACAGTGTTCCGTCGTTCAGCAGGCTCACGACCCTGGCCGTTCAGGTGCGGCTCGGTAACTACGGCTACCGGCTCGTGCGCGACGGCAAGCTCGGACCGAAGACCAAGGCGGCTATCGCCGCGTTCCAGGCCCGCGTCGGACTCACCGCTGACGCCGAGGTTGGCCCTCAGACCTGGACCGCTCTCCACACCCGTTGACAACCCTGGGGGAAACCGCCGTGAAGGCACAGATTGTGGACTTCCTCGTCCGCACACAGAAGGCCACGGCTGCCCTGCTCGGGGCCGCTACGGCTGCCTCTACGGCCACGTTCGTTCCTCCCCCTTGGAACGGATACGCGGCGACGGTGGCGGTGGCGCTGACGTGGCTCCTGACCTACGCGATCCCGTTCGTCAGCAAGGCCGTTCAGGCACTCCCGTTCGCTGAGCCGGCCAGTGACCCCGATCACAAGGTTTCGTCGGCAATTGAGGTACAGGTCGTCGAGGACGACGCGCCCCTGGTGGGCGAGGTCATCGAGCCGACGACGGTGGGCATCCCGGTCCAGCGGGCCACCACGACCCAGGGCATCCCCGTGGTCGAGGGTGAGCGGACGTTCGTGCCCCCGTTCACCGGAGCTATCTCGGTTGACGAGATCCTGGCCCGCCTACAGACCGAACAGGTCTGACCCAAACGCAAAGCGCCCCACCCGCCGACTTGGCAGGTGGGGCGCTTTGCGTCGTCTTCTACCTTCTTCGTCCGCCGAGCCCCCCGGCGATGCGGCGACCATGAGTGCGGTCATAGCGGCGCACCTGTTCGAGCCAGACGGCCCGCGTGCCGACCGCGACCACCGCGAGCACGGCCAGGGCGAGGATGCCCGCCACCAGGATCTTCACGACCTCTAGCAGCAGCGCCACCCCAATGAGCACTGCCAGCAGCCTCATGGCTCAGCCGGTCGCGGGAGTCTCATCGGTCACCACGTACCGACTTTGACGGCCTCTGCCCCTGGCGCGCGTCTGAGGGGCGTCCGCGGTGCCCTCCGCTTGCGCATTGAGCAGGCGCTTCAGGGGAGCCGAGTGCGTGCCGCACAGCTCGGGCTTCGCCTTGCCCTCCTCCCCCTTGATCTCCCACTGCTGAACATCTCTGTCGCTATCGCAGATGTCGCAAACGGTGATGACCTTCTTCGCCACAGTGCTTCCTTCCCTTCGCTGGGGCCGACACGCTACAGCGTGACCTTGGCCGCAACTTTGACACCGGGCCTGACCGCGTGTCAAAGTTGACGCGGACAGATCACACGCGGGGAGGAAGGGAAGGCCATGCCTGCAAGCAAGATCCAAGACGAGAAGGAAGTCATCCGGTGGTTCGAGGAGGGTCGAACCTACGAGTGGATGTGCCAGGAGTACCTACGCAAGTACAACATCGAGACGGTGCCCTCACTGTGGGGCAACTTCCGACGCAGGCGCGGTCTTCAGCGCCGCATCGTGCGCGACGACGCGCTGATCCCCTGGGACATGAAGCCTGAGCACCGCTACGCCTACCCGGTGCAGATGCTTCGCCTCGAAGCGCGGGCACGGGCCGGTGAGCCCGTCCGGGCTGCCGATGCCAACCGGCACCGGAACTTCATCGCCATGTTGGTCGAGGACGGCCTTGTCGTGGACTACGACCCGACCACCGTTGACGGGTTCCGGTACGTCCCACGCCTGCCCACCGACACCGACATCGTTCGGCGTGCAAGTGTGAGCACGGCGACACGCCGACACGCTGCCGACTGATGTTGTGAACGGACGGTCACGTTCCGTACAGTCTGAGCCGCCCGCCCCTGGGAAAGATCCAGGGACGGGCGGCTCTTTCTGTCTCTGGCCGTGAACCGGTCGGGGCAGCCAGGGGTCTAGCGGATGTTGCTACAACTTGCACACCTGCATACGGTTCTTCCTGTGACTGACCGACCGTACGAACTGAACAACTGGGGGACGCGCACGTGAGCAAGCATTCGGCACCTGAGCCGACGTTCATCGGAACCGCGTTCGACGCGACCTCCTACTCCGACGACCGCTGCAAGTTGCACATCGACCCCGCAGCCTTCGATGCCCACGTCGAGTACCACACCGACGCGCCGCAGTGGGCCATCAACGCCCTCATCGACCTGGCCCGTGGCCGGGGCTGGGTGGTGGACGACGACCACGACCCGCTCTGCGACGACGTGTATGTCTCGGACGGCGTGTGGCGGACCTACCTCGTGCCCGCTGACCCGATGCGCGACGGTCCCCTGGAGGCGAGCCTGCCCGACCTGTCGCTGACCGCCTACGGGCCGCACAGCGGCTTCATGGAGGCGGTGACGGCGTGAGCGAGAAGTACGCGATCACGGTGGAGTTCGACCACCCGCCGACACGGGCCGAGAGGGAACAGATCAAGCTCAACATCTGGTCGGCCCTGGGCGAGCACCGGGATCAGGTCACCATGATCGCCGGTCCGGCCGTAAGGCCGGTGAAGGCATGAGCCCCTGCGACTTCGGCGTCCACGTCCTCTGCTGTCACGAGTGCGACTGCGACTGCCACGAGGAGGTCACGAAGTGAAGCTCTCCACTCCCCCGCGCCTGTCGCACAGCTCGCTCTCCACGTACACGGAGTGCGGCGAGAAGTGGCGGCTGACCAAGCTCTACAAGGTGCCCGAGGAAAGCTGGCTGGCGACCGTTGCCGGAAGCGCCGTCCACGAGGTCACGGAGATCCTGGACCTGAAGGAGATCGGCCTGCACGACGGGCCGGTGCCGACGTTCAAGGAAGTCTTTGACCGCGAGATCGCGGATGCCGACGCGAAGGGGACCAAGCTCCGGGTGTCCGGCAAGAAGCTCCTGAAGCCGGGAATGGGCGGGGGTCCGAACAAGAAGGACTACGCCTGGTGGCTGGAGTTCGGTCCTCAGATGATCGAGGACTGGACCACCTGGAAAGCCGAGATGGACTGGACGCTGGCGACCATGCCGGACGGCACGCCAGGCATCGAGATCGACTTGTCGCAGCCGATGGCCGGTCGCCCCTTCAAGGGATTCATTGACCGGCTCTACATCACCGGCATGGGCGAGCTGGTCATTATCGACCTGAAGTCCGGGAACCTCCCCAGGAACGATCTCCAGCTCGGGGAATACCGCGTCGGCCTGTTGCGCCAGCACGGTCTCCTGGCCGACTGGGGCGCGTACTGGATGGGCACCACAGGACAGCTCACGTCGCTGAAGGATCTGAGCCGCTACAGCGAGGGCTACATCGACCACCTCTACGAGATGGGCTGGCGAGGGATCGAGGCGGGCGTGTTCCTGCCGAACCTCAGCTCGTCGTGTGTTACTTGCGGCGTGCGTGATTTCTGCGCGCCCTTCGGTGGCGTCGAGTCGCACCGGGTGGAGCCGTTCGAGACAGCGTTCTACGTCACAGAGGAAGGGGTCGCACTTTCACCCGATCGTGTGTAAGTTATAGCTACGGCAAACAGAGAGGAAACAACAGCAAGTGACCGCCCGACACATGGTCTTGACCGTCAAGTACGGGAAGGGCTACGAGGCTCCGTGGGCCGTATTCCACGGACAGCCGAATGAGGTCCGCGAGGACATCGCCACGTGGTTCGGAATCGAGCCGTCAGCAGTGGTAGAGCTGACCGGCAGTGAGCTGGCAATCAACGTCAGCCAGCTCGCACAGGGAAAGGGTAATGCCGCCTCCGTCCTCGGAGCCGTCGTCATCAATTCCGCACCCGGTGTGCAAGTAGCAGCGCCCGCCAGCGGGGTCGATGTATGGGCCGGACTGGACAACGGGACGGTGACTGCGGGCACCGAGGAGTGGCCGCTGGATTCGGAGGAGCGGGACCACCCGTTCGCGACCGTCATCAATGAGATCGCGAAGGCCGGGGACACGAAGGAACTTCAGCGGGTGTGGGCTGCCAATCAGCCTGCATTCAAGGACGAGACCGTTATGACCGCCTACAAGGCGCGCGGAAAGGAACTGACGAAGTGAGCCTCCTCCTGGAGATCGAAGACGTGGACGGCGACCTGATCGGGGTCGAGACCGAGATGGGGAGTGACTTCATCACCCTCACGCTGTCCTGCGATGAGCTGGCCGACGACACCGACTACGAGGCCATCTACGCGGAACTGGATGTGGCCGAGGCGAAGCGCCTGGCGCTGAACCTGCTGATGGCGGTCGGCTACCTCGAAGCCTCCTTGGACTCGCCGTGAGGGAAGAGTCGATTATCGCCGGGGCCGGATGCGGCGCACTGATCCTGATGATCACCCTCTGGCTCAGCCTCCTGGGCGCTGCCGTCTGGCTGATCACGAGCACCATCGTCTCGGTGGTGCAGTGAAGGAATACAAGGAGTGGGTCGCCATGTACCTACTCATCATTCTCGCCATCTTCGGAGCCTTCTGTTTCGGCGTCTGGCTCATGGCTCCCTGCACCCCCGCTTACTGAAAGGCGCGTAATGCTCACCCGTAAGAACACCGTCATCGAGATCCCGGCTCCGAACGAGCCGTCCTTCGAGGATCGCTTCAACTCCGCTTCCGCCATTGGCGGTTACGCCCGGTCCAACTTCCTGCTGGCCGCTCTTTCGCTGGAGGAGTCCGGCAACGAGCTGGACGTGCTGGCACAGGAGATCGAGAAGGAGATTGACCGCCTGATCGAGCTTCGCGACATCGCGGAGGCCGACGCTCAGCAGGACCGCGCCACCGCCGCCCGTCTCCGCGCCCTGGTCGAGGGGCCGGAACAGCTCGCCCTCCCCTTCCCCGCCTGATAAACCCCGATAAACCCCGATAAACCTGTAAAGGAAACTGCGTAATGGCTCTCAACCTCATGGACATCCCCACCCAGGGCGGCGGCTGGTTCAAGCCGGACGAGGAGAAGCTGGACTACAAGGCATTCCTCATCGAGGTCAAGGATGTCGAGCGCCAGCGCCCGACCGCCTACGGCCCGAAGGATTCCGTCCTGGCGGACCTGACCATCTTCAAGACGGACGCCGAGCTGACCATCGGCGAACCGGCAGAGGAGATCAAGGGAACCCGCATCGAGCAGACCGTTCTCGCTCGTGACCTCATCGCGGTCGGCAAGGGCGGGGCGACCATTGTGACGCTCGCTCAGGTGCCGTCCACGAAGCCGGGCCAGCGTCCGGCGTGGGTCTGGCGTCAGGCCGGTGCTGCGGTCAAGAAGCAGGTCGTCGCATTCGCTGAAGCTCGCGAGGCTGCCATTGAGTCCGCCTTGGACGCGGCTCCGTCGTTCGACTGATCTCTCTTTCGGTGGGGGTGTGCAAGTAACAGCGCGCCCCCACCCTGACCGGAAAGGAGGCAAAGGTGCTGACCCCAGGTCGGTCCCTAAGCCTGCACGCAGAGTCCGGTCGTGAACTCCCTCGGGTGCCTGCCTTCAACGCTCTTTATGCGCGTGGAGTCAGGCCCCGGCACGGGGAGGTCGTGATGATCGCCGGACGGAGCGGCACGCAGAAGTCGGGCTTTGCCCTCTACTGGATCGCTCAGATGAATCTCCCCACCCTGTACTTCTCCGCTGACATGTCGCCGTTCACGGCGTCGTCCCGGCTCGCCTCTATGGCAACCGGCGACACAACGGAGATGGTCGAGCTGGGGATGCGCGACCCCGCGCACAAGGACCGCTACATGCAGGCGCTCGCGCCATACGACCGGATTCGGTTCAGCTTCGGCTCTCCGATCTCGTGGCAGACGGTCGATGACGAGATCACGGCTCAGGTCGAGCTATTCGATGAGTACCCCCAGGTGATCGTGTTCGACAACCTGATGGATTTCGAGGGCGCTGAGTCGGACTACACGGAGCA